TCCTGTTTGCTTTTCGCCTTCGATTTCCACAAGCAACTGATTCATGTCCTCGTTGCCCTTCTCTCTAATCTCCGTTACCTTATTTCTGTTTTCAAGTTCATACTTCAACTGCATCACCTCAATTTCTTTTTGCTTTTCAGCCTCGATCTTTGCAAGCTGTGATTGAAGTTCAACCTGAATAGTCTGCTGTCTTGCCTGTTCAGCCACAATAGCTGATTCCTGTTGACCTTTAATCGTCATTTGCATACTTTCCTGTGCCACACGTTCCGCGTTTTCCCTGTTAAATCTTTCACGATCGTACATATACTGACGTGCGCCTTCAATATCATCGTTTTCAAGAAATTCACTAACCCTTTCAACGTCTGCTGGAGTAAGATAGGTGCTTCCGTCACGGGTGGCAATCTTACTCATTTCAACCGCCCTCATCAAGATTTGATCTTTCTTCTTCTCATTTGGCAACGCCTTCGCCACAACGCCTATATCTTCAAGGCAAATATCATCTATTGAATCAAGTACGCCTATGACGTGCTTACCAAGTTGGTTCTCATAAAATTCACGACACTTCTCATCGTACTTTATATTCACCCTTACCTGCAAAGCATATCGCGCTGCAAGTTTTTCCTTAAACGCCATTTCAGACACTTTAAGCGGGTAAATTGCATGATTGGTTGACTGAATTTCGCCTTCCCACACTCCTACCGCCTTTTCACCGCTTGTTTCCATCTGTGCGGCTGTGGCATCTGTTATCCCAAAAACACTTGCAAGGTTGTAAACATTTGCTGAAATTTCTCTCAACCACTCGTCACCCTGCTTTCCAAGACCATTTTCAAGTTCTATAATCGGAGTTGAAACCTGCTTTCCCGTTGCCGCATTATTGGTTGTCTTTTTAAGGACAATACCGTTCTGACGGTGCATATGAATCAAGTCAAATACACTGTACTCCGTTCCACCGATCATTATTCGACCGCTATCACCAATATCAATCACATATCCCTTTGGCGCAGAAGCCGCAACCGCAGCACGTTTCTTAATGACAGAAAACATTAATTCATCTTCTACGGGAATAGCCCTTTGTGTAAGTGCCTGACCGTTATCTGATGCCCTGTCAAAAACGTATGAACTACATGGATTTAATTTAGAACCCTGAACCTGATTAGGCTTCTTTCTCCAATTAAACACCTTATCTGTTCCAACGATATAACTTCCTTCGTACCAAAAGTTGCACTGATATTCGTCGTATTGACGATCTTTTGACTTCTCTTTATCGCTGACAATCTTTTCGTTCCTTTCGTAAAAAGTCTTTCCTTTTTTATCCCTGCCTTTTACAAACTGATGATAGTCAGTTGACAGGTATTCAAACTCCATAACGGGAACTTTGAAGTCAAGCCACATCCAACGATTTGTTAGCGGGTCTTTTCTTTCAAATATCGCGGCATCATTTGACCACTGCTGAATTTGTTGGCTCTGATACGTTTTACCAATAGCCTTGATTTCATCCTCTGTATACCCTGAATCAAGTAGGTCTTTGTAAATTGACTGAATATCTACAAGTCTTACATCGCCTATTGCAACTGGTTCTTCATCGTTGTCGTTCCAAAGGACAACCATTTTTGTTACATCGACGTATCTCCACTTAACCGCGCCACTTGCTTCTGTGTAAAGTTTAGCACACCTTAAATTAAAGTCAATAGCGTCTTTATTACACTTTCTGCGAACCCTGTAAGGCCAATTAGACAACTTAAATCCTGTTTCGGCTACCTGCTCCAAAGCACGTTCAATCTCTGTTTTAAACGCGCCCTGCTTTTCAAGCATTTCAAGTTCTCTCTCATCTTTTGGCTGAAACGGAATCGGAATTTCAGGAAGGCCAAGTTCTTTTACAAGCGGGTTGACCATTGTTGAGGCATAAAACAGTTTCAGTTTTTTCCTCGTCTTTTCGTCAATTGCGTTTTTATTCACCGAAGTAAATTCAACGAAGTAATCATTGCCCGAAAGCATTGAAATTACCGTTGAACTAAATTTAGGTATTGGGCTAAATATCTTGTAAGAAATATTAAGCATAGCCCCACGCATCTGTGTTGCCGATAGCCTTGCGTGTCTGCCTCCGTTATTTCCTGAATTTGCGTTATTGCCGTTTCTAACATATCCACCACCTACGGGTGAACCATTTGTGTACCACTCCCTATAAATTCTCTCATCCTGAACTCCGTCACCGTAATCACGAATAAGACGAATGTTCTGTAAATCACTATAACCCCAACCATAAGTACCACCAAGACAAAATCTTGACCACAACGCACGGCCTACCTTTGAGCCAAATTTAACATCTGACTTTTCCTTTTCCGATACTGCATCATCGGGGAATGTAAAACCTGAACTTAACGGAAGTAGATACATCGAAACGCAAAACTATGTTATTTAATTAACTAAAAACAAATGTTTTAGTATTAAAATTTATTATTCTTTTTCCTTAAAAAAAATCAGGCTCGTCACTTATCTCAACATCACCATACCAATCTTTGAAAACTTCACCCGTTCTCTGTGCTGCTGCCCTCTGACACCATCCCGTTGCAGCCGCAATATCCCTATTCGTTAAATCATCTATGCCGCGCATCTTTAGCCAGTCCTCAATTATATGTGGTATTTTCATGTAAGAAACATTGTGAGCAAAGTAGTCAACCATCTTTGTCACCATGTCGCCTATTGTGTTGTTGTCTGCCCAAACACCGGGGACGGCTGCAAGTTTGCCCTTCTCATCCATGTCACGAAGCAAGTACCCATCATAGCCGCGTTTTCTTATCCACTGCATGAAGTCATTGGCGTCGTTTGCTTCGGGGTAAATATATGCCCCGTAAAGTATTGCCGCCTTCAATACTTCCTCATAAATTTCCTCTTTCAAGTCTGTCTTGTGAGCAATCAAAGCCACATAGTCCTGACTAACCCATTCCTCCCTCGGCTTAGTGTCGGGGTCAACGTTTATATCTCTTTTGTAGTAAACCGCAGCAACAGGAGTAGAACTTCCCTTACCCCTTCTGTTCATCTTGTCAAACTTAACGGGGTCAAAGCATATTACAAACTTGTCAGCCACCGAAGTATGAGGAGCATAAATTGCGCCTTTTGTTCCTAATCTTGTATAGCCTTCATCTTCTGTTACCACCGTTTTTTGATTCCACATTTGTTTAGGCGGCAAGTAGGAATAAATCCACCTACCTAAATCATTTATCTCCGTAACAACGTTTTCTGAATTAGGCAAGAACCTAAAATCTATCCGTGAATAGGGTGGTGCTGACTTGCTAAACCTTAAATCACTTACCCTGTTTTTCATCTTTTGAAGGGTTAATTCAGTCATGCCCATGCCCTTCATATTTAATTGAAACGCTGCCTTAAACGATGGCGGGAAGTTTCGGTTGTGCGTATTCAACTTCTCCCATTGTTTGTTCTTTTCAAAGTGCTTAATTTGGTTTTCGTGCCACTCTTTTGCACCCATTGAAATAGTCTTTCCTGTATTGGATATTACAGGAAATTTAGGGGTCTCCATGACTGTAAATCCCCATTTGTCTATAAATCCCGGAATAGCGTAATAACCACTCAAAAAGATATTAATTAGACCCGATACCGTTGTTCCGTTATCCGTCCTATCATCAAAGTGTGAATCATTTACAATCCGTAAAAACTGATCGCCACCCCCTGATTCCATTTCGCCAACTGTCGTAGGCATAATGCAAGTTCCAACGATCTCTGAACCAATTTCTGTTGCGGGTTTCAATACTTCGTACCAAAGCGAAGGAACATCGCGCTCCTGTGCTTTTTTGTCAAGCCTTTTACCCGGCTCGTCTATGTAAACAATATTGGTTTCCTCACCATCTGCCGCCCTTTCGTTACTCGATAGTGGTACAATCCTTCCCCCGTGCGGTTCAGGAATTACACCCGCACGATATGAGGCAAGCATTTCTCCATCGTATAAAAACGTCATACCCGCTTTTGCGTCCTCCCGTCCTCTAATATATGGCCTGAAAAAGAAAGGCAATTTACTTACAGGTACTTGAATTTTCTGAATAAATACTTTGTCAACCGCCTGTTCTTTGTTCAAACCCTGAATTACAAAAAGCTGTTCAGGTAACCTTATCGTAGCCCAATAACCAAAGCAACAAGCACTGTCTGTTTTAGCAATACGACGACCTGAAATTAAATTAACTCCATTGCAGGTTCTACCGTTTGGATTTTTTCGCCATATTCCGCCCGTTACTTCTGCCTGATGAAAACAAGCAAATTGATTCTGTTTCAGGTCTCGCTCAAAGTCAAGCATGGCTTGAAATTCATTAAACAAGGCTTCCTGCTGTTCTCCATTCTCATCGCGCCATACTACTCTGTGCTTATAGAATAAATCATCTGTGGTATGGGCATAGTAAAGCCCCGTAAACATTTCTCTTTGATAGTTTCGGTAGTCAGGCAAACTATCTTTTCTGTTCTTGTTTTTAAGTTTCCAAAAGTTCAGAAAAAAGTAAAACGGTGGATTGATATAAGTCGGCTTCCCCTTAATAAAACACCAGTAACCTGTATAGATAACCCGTTTAATTTGGGTTTTCATCCAAAGTATTTCTTCCTTGTAATAAATTGGGTTTGATTCAATTTCTTCGTACAAGTCCTCCGAAGATACCTCCGTAATTTCTTTGTACTTCTTGCTTGACTTTAACTTCCGAAATGTGGTTTCATAAATTAACTTAATCCTTTCCGGCACTTGTTGGTGCTTAAACACTTGATCGTTTGGATGCAATCCGTACCCGTCCACATGGGTTATGGCTTCTTGCCACGTTACCTCCCTGCCAAGATATTTGCTATACCACTCCGTTAGTGATGGCAGTTTGATAGGAATAGGGAACAAGTCCTCATCCTTGTCGTTTAGAATAACGTACTC